GTAAAACTTCTAGTAAGAATCTTAATGAGGCGAAACTCAAATTATTTGCAGATTTCCTCAACAAAATTAAGTAAATTATAAATAATATTAATATCTTATAAAGATAATTAAATTTTAGGAGATACATATGTCTATCGAACAAAAAATTGCTGAGATCTTAGCTGAGTCTAAACAAGACGAAGTTGAAATCGAAGAGCCAGCAGTTGAGACTGAAGACGAAGTTGTAGCTGAAGCTGCTGACGCAGATGAAGTTGTAGCAGAAGAATCAGTTGAAGAAGCTTACGGCAAGAAAAAAATGAAAGAAGCAGATTGCGACGACGAAGATGATGACGACGAAGATGATGATGAAGATGAAGTTGTCATGAAAAAAGAGTCTAAGCATAAAATGAAAAAAGAAGAAACTGAAACTGAAGACGAAGTGATTGTTGACGTTAAAGAAGACGTTGCAGCACTAGTTAACGGTGAAGATCTTTCAGAAGAATTTAAAACTAAAGCAGCAACTATTTTTGAAGCGGCTATCGTTACACGAGTTAAAGCTGAAGTTGCTAAATTAGAAGAAGAATTTGAAGCTAAGCTTGAAGAAGCTAACGCTAAAAATAAAGAGGGATTAGTTGAAAAAGTTGATGGATACCTCAACTACGTAGTTGAGCAGTGGATTGCACAGAATGAAATAGCCCTTGAACATGGTATGAAGTCTGATATTCTTGAAGGCTTTGTAGGAGGTCTTAAAGGCCTATTCGAAGAGCATTATATCGATATTCCTGAGGAAAAATTTGATGTATTAGGTTCTTTAGAAAATGAAAACGCAGAATTGCAAGCTAAATTAGACGAACAAGTAGCTGCTAACGTTGAATTGAATCAATCAATTAACGAAGCAAAACGTGCTGATATCGTTAAAGCTGCTGCTGCAAATATGACAGAAACAGAAAAAGAAAAATTCTACGGTTTAGCTGAAGAATTATCTTTTGAAGATTCAGAAACTTTCGAGAAGAAAGTACAGACTATCCGTGAAAATTATTTCAACGGTAAATCATCAACAGTTACAGAGTCAGTAGTAACAGATACTCCTGTTGAAGAATTAACAGAAAATGCAAAACCTGTTAATCCTCAAATGGCACGTTACTTAAACGCTCTTAAAACTAACAAATAAGGAAAATAAAATGGCAAATCGTCAAGATTTAATGAAGAAGTGGCAGCCAATCCTTGAAGCGGAAGGTTTAGATCCAATTAAGGATAACTACCGTAAAGAGGTTACTGCAGTTCTTCTAGAAAACCAAGAACGTGAGATGGCTAAACAATCAGAAGCATTGTTTGAAGCTGCTCCAACAAACTCAGGCGGTGCAGGTGTTGCACAAGGTCACGATGGCGCTACTAACGATACAGTTGCTGGTTTAGACCCAGTTCTTATCTCTTTAGTTCGTCGTTCTATGCCTCAATTAGTTGCATACGACATCGCTGGTGTTCAACCAATGACACAACCAACTGGTTTGATCTTTGCAATGAAATCACGTTACACAAACCAAGGTGGTGTAGAAGCATTATATAACGAAGCTAATACAGCTTTCTCTGGTACTGGTGCACACTCTGGCACAATGGTTGCAGATGGCGCTAGCGATACAACAGGTACTGGTATGACAGCAGCTGCTGGTGAAAGACTAGGCCAAGGTGGTTCAGGCGATGGTTCATTCGGTGAGATGGCATTCTCAATCGAAAGAGCATCAGTAACAGCTAAAACCCGTGCTCTTAAAGCTGAATACTCAGTTGAATTAGCTCAAGACCTTAAAGCAGTTCATGGTCTAGATGCTGAAGGTGAATTATCAAACATCTTATCAACAGAAATTCTTGCTGAAATTAACCGTGAAGTTGTTAGAACAGTTGTTAACACAGCTAAACAGGGTGCTTTACAAGGTACAGCTAACCAAGGTACATTTGACTTAGATGTTGACTCAAATGGTCGTTGGTCTGTTGAAAAATTCAAAGGCTTATTGTTCCAAGTTGAACGTGAAGCTAATGCAATTGCACAATCAACAAGACGTGGTCGTGGTAACTTCATCCTTTGCTCATCAGATGTTGCATCTGCTTTAGCAATGGCTGGCGTACTTGACTATGCTCCTGCATTAAACACATCATTAAATGTTGACGAAGCATCTACAACATTCGCTGGTGTTTTAAATGGTAAATATAAAGTGTATATCGATCCATATACTGTTTCTAACGCTAGCGCTGGTAACGGTACACAATATTTCACAGTAGGTTATAAAGGCACATCAGCTTTTGATGCTGGCTTATTCTACTGCCCATATGTACCATTACAAATGGTTCGTGCTATCGATCCTAACAGTTTCCAACCAAAAATTGGTTTCAAAACTCGTTACGGTTTAGTAGCTAACCCATATGTTAACTTAGATGACACTACAACAGGTAATGATAACCTTACAGCTAACTCTAACTACTACTACAGAAAAGTTAAAGTTGACAACATTATGTAAGATTGTCCTTACGGATTGTTACACAAAAGAGGGAGCTTCGGCTCCCTTTTTTTATATAAATAGTAATAGAACATATTAAGGATTATAAAATGGCGCAATGTCCAGTACCTGATAATATCAATCCATTAAGTCCTGTTGGATTTAGATTAGATATTGAAAAATTACCAGAAGTAAGTTATTTCTGTCAAGAAGCAACAATACCTGACGTAACTCTTAGTTCTATTGCTGTACCTACTCCGCTTGCTCAAATACAAGTTCCAGATAGTATATTGCAGTATGGCGATTTAATTGTTAATTTTCTAGTTGATGAAGATATGAACAACTATAAATCACTTTATAATTGGGTTAAAGGATTAGGTTTTCCTAATGACCACAGAGAATACACTGAAACTATTGAAGCAGATCGTAGATTTGGAACAAGTGAATTAACTAAGAACTATTCAGATGCCTCTTTATCCATATTATCAAGCAGCAATACTGTTGTGCAAACAATAAAATTTATTGATTTATTTCCTATTAGTATTGCTTCATTACAATTTGGTTCTAACCTTAATGATGTTAACTATCTTCAAGGAAATGCTATATTTAGATATACTTCTTACGAATTTGAAGAAAATGTCATAATATAGTGTACTTTAATTAGTACCTGTGATATAATATAATTTTAAATAGTGTGAGAATATTATGAATTTACAAGAAATACAAGAAGAATGGGAAAAGGATTGTCAGATTGATGATAATCATTTAGGTGAAGCTTCAACATATACACCAAACCTACACGCCAAATATCTTAAAATTTTAATTAATGCAAAGTTAAAATTAACTAAGATTCAAGCAGACTACAATATCCTACGTAAGAATAAATTTAAGTATTATCGTGGTGAATTATCTCGAGAAGAATTATCGACTCTTGGTTGGGAACCATGGCAATATAATAAACCATTAAAGAATGAAATGGATGAATTCTTACAAGGCGATAAAGATCTTATTGAAGTCAACCAAAGAATAGAATATCTTAATGTTATGTTATACACATTAGAATCTATTATGTCTCAAATAAAAGCAAGGGATTGGCAGCTTAAAAACCATATTTCATGGAAACAATTCCTATCTGGAATGTAATGCTTCTTAAAATAGAAAAAATATCTGAAGTTCATTTAAGAATATTTTCTGATCCTAACTGCGAACAAGAATTAGAAAGATTTTTTACTTACGAAGTGCCGGGTGCTCGCTTTACTCCAAAGTTTAAAGCAAGATTATGGGATGGTAAAGTAAGATTATATTCTTTAATACGTAAAACTTTATATGTTGGTCTATACAAATATGTATTAGAGTTTGCAAGAAGAGCAAACTATCAAGTTGAGTATATACCTAACGACGATTTTCCACAGCCAATAGAATCTAACTCTCACACTATAGATGATATTGATGAATGGATTAAGTCGTTAGGAATGTACGCTAGAGGCGAACCTGTCGATGCAAGAGATTATCAAGTAGAAGCGGTTACAACTGCTCTTAATTTAAATCGAACAATATTATTATCGCCAACTGCTTCAGGTAAATCATTTATGATCTATTGTTTATTAAGATGGCATTTAGAAGAAGATCGTAAAGTTATGATTGTAGTGCCGACAACTTCACTCGTAGAACAAATGCATTCTGATTTTAAAGATTATTCAAGCAATAATGGATTTGATGTTTCAGCAAACTGTCAAAGACTATACAGTGGATTCTCAAGAAACTTTATATCAAATGTACTTATTACAACATGGC